GTCACGTCTACATGAGTGCCAAGCTCGACAAGTCGCAGGACGAGATGGGGAAGATGCTCTACGCCCCGTCGATGCCGGGCAACAAGACGGGTCAGCAGTTGCCGTACTTCTTCGACGAGGTGCTCGCCCTGCGCGTCGAGAGGGATGCGGATGGCAACGCCTACCGCGCGTTGCTCTGCGATGGCGACGGATCGTGGCTGGCGAAGGACCGCTCTGGAAAACTCGACCAATGGGAAGCGCCTGACTTTTCCGAAATCATCAAGAAGATCATGGGAGGCGCGTGATGGGCGTGTTCGATAACTACAGCGTCGACGACCTCGCCGCCGACTGGCTCGAGGCGAAGCAGACTGAACGCGCGGCGGTGGAGCATCGGCGGGACATCGAGGACGAGTTGATCCGCCGCCTTGAGATCGCATCGGACCTCGACGGCACCGAGCGTCGGGAGCTTGAGCGCCACGCTCTCAAGATCGTCGGACGCATCGACCGCAAGGTTGACGCCGAGATGGCGCAGGAGCTGGCGGCGGAGCACGGGATCGGCGAGTACCTCTCAACCCTGTTCCGATGGAAACCCGAGATCATCCTGCGCGCCTGGAGCGCAGCACCAGAGAACGTGACCAACGCGCTTGCACGCGCAATTACATCGAAGCCGGGACGCCCGAGCTTCAGCATTGAGGAGAAGTGAGAATGGCAAGACTAGACATCGGATTTACCGCAGACGAACTTCCGGAAAGCCGCGGTGATTATGAACCGCTCCCCGAGGGTTGGTACTCCGCCGAGATCGGCGACGCTGAAATCCGCGTGACGAAGGACGGCACCGGGCAATACATTCGCTGCCGCTACAACATCACGGGACCGACCAAGGCCGGGCGCGTCGTGTTCGGCAACCTCAACATCATGAACAAGTCGCAGAAAGCGGAGGAGATCGGCCGCCAGCAGCTCGGCGAGCTGATGCGATCCATCGGGATCGGACGCATCGAGGACACGGACCAGCTCATAGGCTGCCCGCTCCAGATTAAGCTCTCCATACGCCCCGCGGAGAACGGCTACGCCGCGCAGAACGACGTGCGCGGGTTCCGTGCGCCATCGGGCTCCGCGCCTGTTACGGCGGCTCCTGCGGCGTCCTCAGCCAAAGCCGCGCCGCCCTGGGCGAAGAAGTAAACGACAGCCCGCGCCGTGTGCGTGGGCTTTCCACCGGAGAGAACCATGGCCAAGATCCCACCGCCCAGTAATACCATCGCCGCGCTGATTGATGCCGCGCACGAGAAGATCCGCGAGGATAACGACGCGCCCCGCGAGCACCTCGGCTGCTCGGTAGCGGGCCATCCCTGCGACCGCTGGTTGTGGCTATCGTTTCGATGGGCGATTAAACAGAAGTTCAACGGTCGGACCCTGCGCATCTTCCGCCGCGGGCAAGACGAGGAGGCGACGTTCGTGCGCGACCTGCGCATGATCGGCGTGGATATCCACGAGACGGGAATCCGCCAGCGCCGCATCAGCTTCGGCTGGCATACCGGCGGCAGCATCGACGGGATCATCGAAGGCGGCGTGCCAGGCGCAGAGCGCAAGCGGCATATCGCCGAGTTCAAGACGATGAACACGAAGAACTTCGCCAAACTATCGAAAGAGGGCGTCGAGAAGGCGCAGCCGACCCACTTCGTGCAGATGCAGCTCTACATGCTGGCGACCGGCATCGACCGCGCGTTGTACGTGGTCGTGAACAAGGACGATGACAGTCTCTACAGCGAGCGCGTGCGCTTTGATGCGACGGTGGCGGAGAAGTACCGCGAGCGCATGATTCGCATTGCTCAGACGGAGCGGATGCCGCCGCCCGTTAGCACCGACCCGAGCTGGTTCCAGTGTAAGTTCTGCCCGGCGTACGAGTTCTGCCATGACTACCAGCTGACAAAGCAGACGAACTGCCGCACCTGCGCCCACGCCACGCCGCGGGAGAACGACTGGCATTGCGCCCGCTGGGATGATGCCATCCCCGTCGAGGCGCAGCGCAGCGGCTGCCGCTCGCACGTCCTTCATCCCGACTTGGTGCCGTGGAAGATGAAGGAAGCCGAAAGCGAATGGGAGGTGATCTATCTCATCGACGGCACCGAAGTGCGCAACGGCGAGACCGGCTACAGCAGCGCGGAGATTATCGCAAATCCGCTGCTCTGCTCGACGGATGATCCTCTCGTTGAGAGCCTGCGCCAAGAGTTCGGCGGGGAGGTTGCGGGGTGAACGTCATAGAATTTGGAGACTGCCGAGACACTATGCGGCGATGGGCGGCGGAAGGCGTAAAGGCGCAGATGTGCGTTACCAGCCCGCCCTACTTTGGTCTGCGCGATTACGGACACGCCGGGCAGATAGGGCTGGAGCCGACGCCAGATGAATATATCGCCGCAATGGTTGAGGTGTTTCGCTGCGTCAGAGATGTGCTGACTGACGATGGGACGTTGTGGCTGAACATTGGCGACAGTTATGCAGCGCAACGTGGCGGCACACATATGCCAGCGCAAACCGTGTCAGGAGGCGTTAGCGGGAAAGGCGACGAGCGCGCATTCAGAGGCATGGGCGACGAGAAGCGAGGAGCGGCGCATAGAAACGCATCAGCGATTGGGTTGAAGCATAAAGACTTGATCGGCATCCCTTGGATGCTCGCTTTCGCCCTCCGAGCTGACGGCTGGTATCTGCGCCAAGACATCATCTGGCACAAGCCAAACCCGATGCCTGAGTCGGTGCGCGACCGCTGCACCAAGGCGCATGAGTACATCTTCCTGCTCTCGAAGTCGGAGCGGTACTTATTCGACAGCGAGGCGATGCGAGAGCCAGCAGTGCAGGCTGGCCGTGTGCGCAATGACAAGATCGGCGGCAACAAAGGCGACGACGTGCACCACTCGACTGGTGGACAGTTCAACGGCAGCGAAACCCGAAACCGACGCAGCGTCTGGTCAGTGGCGACCCGCCCCTACAAAGGCGCCCACTTCGCCACCTTCCCGCCTGCGCTAATCGAGCCCTGCATTCTTGCGGGCAGCAAGCCCGGAGACATTGTGCTTGATCCTTTCATGGGCAGCGGAACCACGGCGCAGGTATCCATTCAGCACGGCAGACAATATATCGGGTGCGAACTCAACCCGGAATACGCGACGTTACAGCAGGAGCGAATTAATTCGAGTTCAAAAACGGAACAGAATCTGGAGCTTTTCTAAGATGCTGAACCTTCGACCTTACCAACGCGCCGCCATCGAGATGCTCTACGCTTGGTTTGAGCGCAATGCGTCTGGCAACCCCTGCGTCGTGATGCCGACGGGCTCTGGCAAAAGCATCGTCATTGCCGAGCTCTGCCGCGATGCGCTCCAGAAATGGCCCGAGACGCGCGTTTTGATGCTGACGCACCAGAAGGAGCTGATCGAGCAGAACGCGGAGAAGCTGCGCGCGCTCTGGCCGGATGCGCCGCTCGGCATCTACAGCGCCAGCATCGGGAGGCGGCAGCTCGACCAGATTACCTTCGCGGGCATTCAGTCGGTGCGCAGCCGGGCGAAGGACATCGGGCATGTCGATCTCGCCATCATCGACGAGTGCCATCTCGTTTCGCACGCCAACGTCGGCAGCTACCGCCGCCTTCTCGATGACCTGTTAGCCATCAATCCCGCCCTGCGCGTGATCGGCCTCACCGCCACGCCGTACCGCCTCGGGCATGGCCTGATTACAGACGCGCCCGCTCTCTTCGACGACCTCATCGAGCCGACGGACGTACGTGAGCTGATAAAGGCGGGCTATCTCGCGCCGCTGAAGTCGAAGCACACGGAGCTGACGTACGACACCGCCGGCATTCACAAGCGCGGCGGCGACTTCATCGAGTCGGAGTTGTCGGAGCGCGTGAACACGACGGCGCAGAATGTCAGTGTCGTCGAAGAGATCATCCTCCGCGGGCGTGAGCGTAAGACGTGGCTCATCTTCTGCGCGGGCGTCGATCACGCTTACGCTGTATCCGAACAGATACGGGCGTGCGGTATCAATTGCGATACAGTCACCGGCGAGACATCGAAAGCAGACCGCGAGCGGATGCTCGAGGAGTTCAAGTCGGGACGCCTGCGAGCGCTCACCAACGCGAACTGTCTCACGACCGGCGTTGACGTGCCCGGCATTGATCTTGTCGCCATGCTGCGCCCGACCGCTTCGCCTGGTCTCTACGTGCAGATGGCGGGCCGAGGGTTGCGCATCGCGCCAGGCAAGACGGATTGCCTCATTCTCGACTTCGCCGGCGTGGTGGCGATGCACGGTCCGCTGACAGACGTGCAGATGCCGCAGCCTGGCAAGCCGACGGGTGAGGCGCCGGTGAAGGCGTGCCCCGAGTGCGCCGAGCTGATCCATCTGTCTTACACCGTCTGCCCCGAGTGCGGCTACGAGTTCCCCCAGCGCGACCGCACACGCTGGCTCAAGCTGCACGCCGACGACATTCTCGGCACGTCCGAGCGGCGCATGGATGTAGCGCGCTGGATCTGGCGCCGGCATGTGTCGAGGGCGTCGGGCGCCGCGATGCTGCGCGTGACGTACTATGCGCGCGCAATATCTGACGAGCCGGTGACGGAGTATTTTCCAACTTCGTACCAAGGGTACGCTGGTAAAAAAGCGTGGGATAATGTTGTGTATTGTATTGTTAATTCAAAAGCAGATTTGGATGACGTTGAAGATTTAACCATTGACGCGATAAGCCGCGCGCTGAATGATGCGCGACCGCCGCGGCGCCTGTTCTACAAGCGCAACGGTAAGTTTGATCGAGTCCACCGGAGAGAATGGTGAAGTTTGACGTACTCCACGACCTGGTTGTTGACTGGGCGGCCCAACGCCGCATCATTCCGAACTCGACGCCGTTGGCGCAGGCGAGCAAGACGATCGAGGAGGTCGCCGAGCTGGTATCGGCCATCAATCGCCAGAGCCGCGCCGAGATGTCGGACGCATATGGCGACATCCTCGTGACGCTTATCATTGGCTCGAAGTGCGCGGGATTCGATTTGCTGGAGTGCCTGAGCAATGCCTACGACGAAATCAAGGATCGCACGGGCCACCTTCGACCTGACGGAGTGTTCGTCAAAGATGCGCCATAAGGAGCCCGAGTTCGTTGCGCGATACCGTGACCGCCCAAAACCGCCCCGTTGCTGCCATACTTGCGAGCATTATCTCGAGGATGGCTCATGCGCCGAGTTCGATTCAAGACCGCCAGAGGATTTCGCAGCGACGCTGGACGCGTGTCCCGCGTGGCTACAGCAGATCCCGTTTTAAAGGTTAAATCCGAACACCTCGAGCAAGCCGAGTTCGTCTCCTGGTTCCGCAAGACCTTCCCCGAAGTGCGGATTTTCGCCATTCCCAACGGCGAGTCCCGCTCCATCTCCGCCGCCTCGCGCCTGAAAGTTGAAGGCGTGAGCGCCGGCGTCCCCGACCTCTTCATCCCCGAATGGCTACTCTGGATCGAGATGAAGCGCTCTCAAGGAGGGCGCGTTTCGCGTGAACAAAAGTCATGGATAGACTATTTAAACATTATCGGACATTGTGCGATAGTGTGTGCAGGGTGCAGTGAAGCACGCGAAAAAGTGATGAAATTCATTGAAAAAGGACAAATACCTTAGCTTTCGCATACCTGCGAATGTCGAGGAGCAGTTAAAGCGACACGCTGAAGAGCAGACGCGGACGATTGCAGGCCAAGTCCTGCATTACATTCTTCGGGGAATGAAAGATGACGATAAAGCAGCGGATTAACCGTCAGCGCCTGCGCGCCGTTAAGCGCCTGGCGTTCGAGTTCATCGTATTGGGCGCGATTGGTTGTGCGTTTGGCGCGATGTTCTGGGAGGGTCTGCACCGCCAGCTCGACCTGCAAGACGCGCAGAACCAGCGCTGGGCGCAGGAGGCGCAGCGATGAAAGACGACCGCTGGTGGATTGTTCTAACCGACGACGGCTACAAGATCACCAACCATCCGCTGCGTTCAGCCGACCCCGTGCGGGGTCCGTTCCCGACCTACGACGATGCTGCCGAATATAAAGAATGGTGGGAACGCAAGCAGATGTCACGTGAGCGCATGGCGGCTTACGTCGTCGTCCTCTGGGTTGGCTTTGCGCTGATGGTATTCGCCGCCGCAGGCGTCGAGATGATTAGGGGATTCTTCCGATGAAAGAGATGATTTTCTGGGAAACGTCGATGGCGAACGCACGGACGAAAGCGCGCCGAATTCACAACCGCAAGTTTCCGGGCCTCGACCGCCTCATTGCGATGCTCGAGACCATGAACAGCGACGAGATCGCGCGGGAGCTGAAGGTTACGCGCCATACGGTGACGAATTGGGTGCGCCGCCATGACTTGCAGCACAAGGCCCTGCGCATTCGGTACGTGCGCGAGATGGAGCGCGAGCTGCGCGCTGAGCGTCGGCGCATTGCGGAGGCCGAGCACGTCGGCAAGATCGAAGGCGGCATCGCGGCGATTTATGCGAAAAAGCGCATGAGCGCGGCGGAAGGCATCAACGGATGGAGATATAGCAGACCATGGATCGCCCAAACTATTTCTGCAAGCTGAGCGCCGACGACGTGCGCCTGATCCGCCAGCTTCACCCGGAGCTTAGCTACCGCGTGCTGGCGCGGAAGTTCGACGTAAGCAAACGAGCCATCGAGTCCATAGTGACGCGGCAGACGTGGAGGCATGTGGAATGACCAAGCAAGAACTGTTACGACTGATGCGCCTTCTCTCGGCGCTTGAATCGGTCGGCATTTATCGAGACACAAAGACGCCTGATTATCTGATTGAGGAGATTGGCGAGATGGTCGAGATTCTGGAGCGGGAGATTTTGAAATGACCGACCCCCGCCCGACCATGAAGCACGCGATGTTCGACGCCTTTTCGGAGATGAACAGCCTATCGAAGTTCGACCTCTCGACAGGCACCGGTCAGCGTGGAGCGCGTGTCGCCCTGCGCAGGATCGAGATGTCGCTGGACCAGTTGGTTGAGCAGGCGCGGGAGATGCGGGCGTTTATTCAGAAGATGGAGACGGCTATCGAGTAACGCCAGTTTTCTTTTCGTATGTCCTCAAACCCCCAATACCTAGCAACCCCGACACGACGACCCAGAGAAACTCCATGTCGATATCGGGCAGCGCGGGCCAGCCGTTGATGAGCGCCACCCACGTCAGAAGCGGCTTTGCGACGCCGACGTAGGCGAACGCCGTGCCGCCCACCCAGCCGAAGAACGGGCGCCAGCCTGCGACCCAGATGCTCGGATGCTGCGCCTCGCGGGCGTTGATCTCGAGCTGGGCGATGACCTGCTTAAGCTCCCCGTCCATCGCCAGGCGCAAGAACTCCGCCTCCGCCTGGGCGGCTGCGGTCTTGTCCGGGAACAGCCGCTCGATGATGCTTTTGCCGACTTCGAGGACGGGAGCGAGAAGGAGAGGGTTCATCTGCACCTCGTAGGGCCGGACACCTGCGCCCATGACGGCAAGGGGAGAGGACCAAGCGCAGGGCCGGCTAAGCCGATCATACGGGAGGATACGCCTTGCGGTCGAGTTCGAAGTGCGGACCATCCTTGAACGTGCGCCAGTCGCCGCCCCAGACGATCATGACATTCAGCTCCTTCGCCGCCAGCTTCATCGCCGACGCAATGCGCTCGTAGAGCGGCCACGACCAGTCCACCTGCCCGTCGACGTAAGCGCCGAGATCCACGGCGTGTCCGGTAATGTGCCGGCTGTTCATCGTCTTGGACGCGCCCGCCGCGACCAGCGTTTTCTGCCGGTCGGTCGTGCGCAGCCCCTCCAGCACGGTGAAGTCCACCGATGTCAGCTCGATGGCTCGCTCGACGACGCGCACGAGGTCGGGATGCACGCCTTGCAGGCGCTCGCGGGAGCGTTGGCCGAGTTGGTAGCGCATCAGGTCTGCACGTACTCGCAGTCGATGACGTTGCCCGTGGTCGTCGCGAGAACGGTGGCGGTGAAGATGTCGCGCACCTCAATCGTAAACGTGACAGCCTTGGCGGGCGTCGTGCTGTTAGCCACAACCGTCCACGCCTGCGTCGGCAGCGCTGGGCTCATCAGAACCCACGTATTGACCACGCCCGTCGAGAACGAGCCCGCCGTCGGCGTGATGCGCATCTGGTAATTCGCGCCGATCAGCGCCGTCGTCGGTGAGTAGTAGCCCGGATTCGGCGTGATGTCGCCGTCGATGGTATTGCCGTTGCCGATCACGGTGAGCGTGCCGTCGGTGTTCGCCGTCATAGTAACGGTCGATGTTCCAGACGCCGCCAGGCGCTCGTTAGTCGAGGTGAAGCGACTAAGAAAGACGCCCGTACCGCCACCGCCACCGCCAATGGTGGCGCCCACCATTCGCGCGGCAAAGCTCACGAGAAGTCCTTCAGGAGCGTGGCGTACCAGAAACCGGTCGCGGCGCGGTACGTCGCCACCAGCAGATCGACATCGTTAGGCCCGGTCGAGAGTACGCCAGCGCTCGCGCCTGGCCACTTGAACGTCGCCGGCCATGCCATCGTTCTGCTGCCGGTCGCGTCCTGCGTAATAAACCAGTTGATGGTCTGACCGTCTTTCAGGTTCGAGAACGTCGGCGCGGTCGTGACGGTGCCCGACATCGTGACGGTGAAAACGTTCGAGAGAGCGCAATCAATCGCCATCGCCGTTGCGCTGAACGTCACCGCCACCGGGGTTGTCTGGGCGTTGCCCGTGATGGTCGTGCCGACGATGGTCGGATTCGTCGCGAACACGGCAGAGCCGGTGCCCGTCTCATCCGTCAACGCCGTGCGCAGGTTGGCGCTCGAGGGCGTTGCAAGGAACGCCGTCACGCCTGCGCCGGTGCCGCTGATGCCCGTTGATACGGGAAGGCCCGTGCAGTTGGTGAGCGTCCCCGAGGCCGGCGTGCCGAGCACGACCGCCGTCAGCGTTTTGTTGCTCAGCGTCTGCGTCGCGGTTGTCGTCACCACGTCGCCCGAGCCGCTCGCCGCCGTTGCCGCTGAGAACACGAGCGAGCCCGTCTTGTCGAGGACGCGGATGCTGTAGTCGCTGTTGGCGAAGAGCCGCGCGGGCGAGCCTTCGTACACCGGATACCCGCCCGACGTGCGGATCGGCTGCGATGCCAGTAGCGTCAGCGACTGGTTGAAGTAGACGTTAATCGGGTTCGCCACCGGGTCGAGGTTGGCGGTGCCGATGTAGATATAACCATCCTCGAGCGCCACGCCGTCGTCGTCGGTGAAGAGCGGGTAGGGCGATTCGACTAGAAGTGCGGGCATTTATTCGGTCTCCAGATGGAGCTGTTGTCAAAAAATACATTTACTTTGCAGCTTGAGCTGGCGGATCATCTAAATCAATCACCACCATGGCTGGAAGCGACTTTGCCCCAGAAGCAACCAATGCATCAAAGCGATGGCCACCTTCCAGAACATACATTCCTTCAGAGTCTTGTACGACAATAAGCGGGTTGATCTCACGCGACTGCTGAATCTCTTGGGCTAATCGTCTAGTGCGATCATCCAGACGATCCATAGTGATTTTGTTAACGTATTCAGGATCGAAGGCCGATATTGGAACTTCTCGAACACCCGGCAAAACCTCGTAGTTTTCAAGGCTGGCGGATATAGACCCCGTGTTTGGTATTTCTTCGCGAACGACGCGACCGTCTACCGTGTCCCCTGCTGCGACAGTGCGTAGCGCCATTTGTGTCGGTAGATTAGCTTCTACAACAGCCTCAATCGCAGGGGTTGTCGTTTGTGGTTGGCGTGTAGCGCCGACGCTGGTTGTTGCAAAATTTTGCCTGCTTGATTCGGATAAATTTTTATCTCTTTTGGGGCCAGCAAGCGCGTCCTTGACTCTTGCCCTTGTTTGTCGGTTTCTGACGTACTGGGTCGCCTCAAGCAAGACCTGTTTGCCAGGGATGGGCAGTCCCGCAAGTCCATACGTCAAAACAGTGTCCAAAGCGTTCATCATCGCGCTGCCGGTGTTCGACATATTGATTGCGCCAGGCGGCGCCGTATAGATGTCGAGCGCAATTTCGGAAAGATCGCGCAGCGTCTGCGCCTGCTTCTTCCCGTACAACGCCTCGAGCTTACCCGTCTGATCCATCGCCTTGATGGTTTTGTGAAGCGCAGAAGGCGAAATCACGAAATTGCCGAGTTCATCTCTCGCGCTCGTTTGTGATGACTCCCTAATGAAGTCGATTCCCTTCGCCTTGAGATCCGCCCACGCCTGCTTGCCATCTGGTCCCGCAGAAATCAGCGTAGCGCGAACCTTGTTCATTTCTTCGACAGGCGAAAGACGGACGACCTTATCGAAAACATTCTCGAGCGCTATTTTGCGCTCAGTGGTCTTGCCTTTCGTCCCCAGCAGCGCAGCCGTGAGACCGACATTCTCGAACTCCTCCGTATATTGCCTGCGCAGCTTTCGGGCGCGACGGTAGATTTCTCCGCCCGCGGGTTCGGTTGAATCATCAATCGCCATCACGAGCTGCTTTGCGAACTTAGCCTCGCGCGAATCTTCCCAAGCGGTGGCTTGATTGACCCATTGACGCAAAATTTCCGCATTGTTAATGCTAAATTTTTGAGGGACAAGCATCCCAGACTCGTCTGTAACAACAGCGCCTAGCCTTTGCGCCTCTGCTCGTAATCCAGCAATAAGAGGCACGATACCAGACATATTGTTGAGATCTTCCAATTTTGTAGCGAGCGGAGCCATTAAAACAAGCTCTTCGGTTTCTCCCGCTTCTTCTGCCTTCTGGTACTCTGCGCTGATACGCTTTAAGGCAATATTTGCTTTATTCTCAATTGCCGTCGTCGTTGCTAAACCTATCTCCGGTTTGCTGAGCGTGATCGGCTGCATGGAATCAACCATAGCGTCGAAGTTCTGAAGCAGCGTGACCGACTGATTCTGAACGCGCTCTCGAATCGGGGCTCCAATCTCTTGTAGCTTGGCGGTTTCTTTCTCAAACTGAAGCTGCGCAAAGTCTCTCGACGCTTGCCCGGTTGTAAGTGCAGACCCGCCAGTAAACGGAACCGGCATCATCTCCGCAGTCGTCACACGTTGCAGTGCCTGCTCTGTGGCGGCGGCACCAACGCTACCAGGCGGGGCGGTTGGCGCTGGGCGTCTGACGTTTTGCGTCGGGCGCGCTTGTAAAGACTCAATTGCGTTTTTGTCGATAACAACGTACTCGGTACGGCCGCGCGGGTCTTTTCCAACTACTAGCCCGTAGCCCTCATTAGTTAGTTGCTGAATGTAGCTTTCGGACAACCGCGTGATATCGCCCTCTTTTTGAAGAACCTTTGTTCCTTCTTTGATGTTGACGTTGTAAATGGTCGGCGTGACATCTCCCATTCTGGCGTAGCCTT